GGCCAGATAACCGTATCGGTAATCTTGTTGGACCACATAGGAAAGAAATTCATTATATCATTCATTATCACCAGAGATTCAATGGAGATACTACCTCCCATTGATTCATACAGTAGTTTTGGATGTGTTCCGCTTGACACTTTAATCAATTCATCTGGTGAGTTTACCTGATTGAGTAAGTGTATTATATCTTGTTCAAACTGGTATGTCAAGCTCTGGTTTCTTTTTTGCCACTTCTTGTATCTTTCTTCACCTTCTGCATTGGTTATCTCACCAACCCAATTGATATCTGCCTCAATAAAATTGGACACATAATAGTTCCTCAGGTCATCCAGTCTATACTTACGAGATAATTTGTAAAAGGTATACTTAGACTTATTCTGCATAAAAGTGTCTTTAGATATATTGGTCTTACCACTATACTTAAAGAAATCATAATCAGAAGTGAAATGTAACTTAATGGCATTCCACAAGGCAAAGGCTGAGAAACCACTACCTTCTTCAAAAGTAAAACTCATATTGGCAACTTGGAACTTCTTTTCATTAGGTTGAGATGTTGAGCTTCTTCTCTTATTACACTTTTAAGTGCTGATGAAACTAATGTAGATGCCACTTCAATCTCCATACCAGTCAGGTCACAATGTTGTACGATTGCATCCATTCTGGTTAGTCTGTTTTCGATGGCAAGAATCTCTATCATCTCACTAAATTCACTTATTTCATTTTTTGTTGGCATTGTATAACTCCATAGATTTCATTATTATATCACATTTTTGTATAAAATACATGGTTTCCTATCTTCTTTACCACACGAATGTTATTAAAGCTTGCATTGACGTATGTGGCATGAAAGAACATTGCTTTTGATTTGGCTATCTCTCTGTGTAATGTTTCTTCTGTTAGTGCTCGCCTTGCAATATACATACATTCTTCCCATGCATACGGACTTTTTATTGCGTATGGTTTCTCACATACCCATGAAAATTGACATATAGAGCCAACTCTTTGATAGATAACACCACAGAAATCTGATGGGTATCTATTACTGTTAACACGATTAATTACGACCTGTGCTACGGCCAATTTACCTTCATACGGTTCACTTGCAGATTCATAATATAGATTTTTTGCTAAGCAAATGATTTGTTTGTTTATATCAGCAGATATCTCATTTTCAAAAGAAAAGGATTGTTGTTGTGCTGATAATGGAATTGAAAATACTAAGATGATTGATAATAAAGTTTTGAATAACTTCATTTATTCTCCTGTGTGTATTGGAGGGGGATAAACCCCTCGACCCTCTTAGTTCTTGTTTCTAAGAACTTTAGCAGCAGGCTCGACCTGCTGAATATTAGATACAAAACCATTCAAGGTTTGAGCCTTGTTGATAATGTCTATTTCTGAGGGGATTGCCGGCAAAGCTGGATGTTCAGGTGGTGTTTCACCTTTAGACCTTGCCGATTCGCATTGCATGTGCCATCCTTGAGATATACGGTCACGCTCTGCGTTATAAGAATCATATAACATATCTCTTGCCATTTTTAAAAGCTCAAGACGAATTTCAAAAGGTGTCATGTTTGACATAGTTTTCTCCTGTGTTGTGTAAAGTGTGTAGTTGAGTTTTTATTGGGAACTCATAACCCATGTATTATTTAGTTAATAAGGTTGTGTGGGTGTATCAAATATTTTATCTAACAACGTTGGATCCTTTTCCAATGCAATGTGTGGCGGATCCAATACGATTGTAAGTGGTGTATCATTTGGATCATTTGGTCGTTGACCTAAAGCTTTAAGAGCTTCCAAATCAATTGTTGTTTCTGTTTCAGGTTCTACAGGTGTAATTACAGGTGTAATAGCAACCCAATTGTGATTTTCTGGATCCCATTCCCAAAGATGTAACTCACCTTTAGGTCTAGGTACTGGAGCAACCCAACAAAATACTTCTTCATTAAATGTCCAATCATCATAAGGCTTTGGTGGAGAGAAACCACCATGCTCAGCATAATTTGGATAAAATTTACCACCAACAATAGCACAATTAATTCTAAAATTTTTATTGTATGAATATTGTTTCCATATTGTTTCTGAACCAAACAATTCTTTTAAATGAACAACACCCACTGGTTCACTTTCTGGAAAAGGTAAGTTTTGAATATCATCATTATTAACAACAACAGATTTAATTACATTGTTGTTCTCATCAAGTTGTGCAAAATGTGCCATATCTTTTTACTCCGTTACCACAAAATAACAACACAACCACTACCACCATTTTTAGGGCCAGAATAATTTTGAGAACCATATGAACGGCCACCGCCTCCGCCGCCACCTGAACCAGCTGTTCCTGCTGAATTCATGTTAGCATAACCATTACCTGAACCTAAATCGATAGCGCCTGCACCGCCACCACCAAATCCACCGTAGTGAGCTCCACCGTCACCACGGCCACCGCCACCGCCGCCTCCACCAACATCAAAATTTACACCGTTTATAGTGTATCTTGTGCCGTCACCACCAATTCCTCCCCATGGAGCACCAGCTGGATTTTCATATTGATAATAATAAGTACCAGTAGGTTGATTAAAATCATCTAAAGCTTCATATGGTCCTGCCAACACCGTGTTACCACCTCGCTGAGCATTTCCTCCGCCGCCACCACCAATACCATGGCCGTTGGTGTTACTTTGTCCGTCGTTACCTTGATATCCTTGACCAGATGTGCCTGAGCCAGCGCCACCACCATTCTGCGAAGGTGAACCGGCCCACATTACAGCACCACCACCACCAGAACCACCACTTGCACCATAATTATTTGAAGCGATTACATACCAACGGCCGCCACCATAACCACCACCAATTGCTGTTACACCAAGAGCTGTTGTGTTCTGTCCACTACTTGATGAGTTTGGTACTGTCATTGCTGAATAATAATAAGCATTTTGAGCTGCAACATAATTTCCCTCTTCATCATAGTAAGCACCTGTTGCTGCAACATACACTTGATATTCACCAGTTGTTGCACCACCAGAACCAACAGTTAATGTGTATGTAGTTCCTGGACTTACAGAACGATAACCATATAAAACACCACCAGCACCACCGCCTCCACCACCAGAAGAATGTGCGAATCCATTAACGCCACCACTACCACCGCCGCCTGCAACAATTAATGCAAGAACACTTGTAACACCAGCAGGGCAAGTCCAACTGGTTGTGCCATAATATTGATATAGATGTGGATAATATCTACGGCCGCTTCTATAATTACTTATTTTCAATAAACTTGTTGATTGTGGAACAGAAGCGTTTTCATCCATGTTGGCCACACCAGTTGCATCTGTAGCAGCAGACCTTCTAATGTAGTCACTCATTTTAACGTTGGAATTTGATCCTGCTGGGAAATATTCCGACCTCAAATCTGAAAATTTTACAGCGCCTGAAGATGGTACAGCCATTTTATTTTTTTAACCTCTATTAGACTATAATACGGTATTTATGTAGTGGGTTATTCGGAGAAACCCACTAGAAACTCTTTTACAATCAGAACTTGACTGTGAGTCCTAAGCCATAAGCATTTTCTTTAATGTCTTGGTATGACTTGCTAACATTCACGTTAACAGCAACAGACTTTGCTACAGGAATAGAATATGTAGTAAATGCTACTGTTTGCTTTGTGTCGTGTCCTGGCTCATTAGAACCAATACGTGTCTTAGCACCAACCAAAGCATAACCAGGTCCCACTGGCAAACCAGCAGTTGCACCAACTAGACCATATGTGTAGTCTTTCTTAACAGCACCATTGGCACCATTGTCATAACCAACACCAACAAAAGGTGTGATTGCACCAACAGCTTTACCAACTGTACCTTCGATACTATTGAACATACCACCAGAGTTGGCTACAGCAGTACGGCTTTGTAAACCAAACTGAAGTCCACCAATTTCTTTACCAGCACGAATGTATTGTGCTTGACTGACGGCCTTTGTGGTTACGTCTTTAACTTGGTCCACATCAACAGAAACAAAATCTGCTGCTGAAGCTGCGAATGCCAAAGATACTAAACTTACGATTGCTAATTTTTTCAAAATAAACTCCTATGTTGTTGAAAAATTTGATTAGTTATTTAAAAGGGAACCAATCAAAACCTAGAATGAAAATTTCGGATACTTTGCCTTGACAACTAAACAATCAGCCAAATACTTAGCTTCTTGTTCTGCATTGCCTTTGACTTTAGCATCCAAATAGTCAGACATAGGAGGATACGCTTCTTTTCGAAGTGTGTCAATAGTCCTATGAATAATTTCTTCATTTATACCAAGACCCCATTCTTGCCTAAAAATAAAATCAAATCCTGCAGGTACAGAGGTTTGTTTGATTAGTTTTGCGTGTTCACCTTGTGTTAATAACAAATATGATAAACAGTCTGGTGCTTGGCCAATCATAATAACATCTGCCACAAGTTGTGGTTCTATCTTTGGTTGACCAAACATTTCTGCTCTACCAAATATTTCTGCCATATCCGTGGTTTGAACGGTACACAAGTAAAACATTATTGACTCTCCAATTTTGGTGCTGTGTTTTCAGTCACCGGTTGTTTAAACTCTATTTTAAGTGGATCATTACTGCCTTCTAACACCAATGCAGTCTCAGGAATTAATCCAATTTGTTGCAATGCTTTCCATGTATGTGGATTTGACATTGCATTACGTAACTTAGCAGGCGATGGACGACCATTAGCAATAATCTCTGCATGAATTTCTTTACCAATCATAACAGTAAATTCATTTGCAGCATTGGCTTCAAACATTTCTTCATCTGTATACGGTGTACCACCTTCATGTCTCATTCTAGTTGGCTCAGCAATCTCAAAACACTCAGCCAATATTTTATTTAGAATTACAATCTCTTGTTTATTCAACTCAAAGGCTTCTTTTTGTGTATCAAGTGTTGATTCCAATTCAATCAACTCAGCACGAAGATTTAAAATCAAATGTGGTAAAGCATTGTTATCTTTTAAACTTTGCAATTCCATTAACTTTGCTTCATATTTTAATTCAGAAACTTGTTCAAGTGCTGCAGCACGAATTCGACCTTCTAAAAAACCTTTGAGTGTTTTAATTTTTTCCCAAACTGTCTCACCAATCACTTGATAACGATAGTTAAATTCAGTATTTAATTTTGCCGGCATAATCTATTCCTTCTTTCATCTTAAAAATATATATAGTAAAAATTTCAGGCACTATAACTAGCTGCTGCTAAACCATACCTAGCAGTACCAACACCAGTGACATTGGATGAAACTACACCGGTATTAGATACAAGGTTGGTCATTGAAGCACCGGTGCCGGCTATATTTCCATAACCAAATATTCCTTTATCACCACCATAACCAGCTGCAGCTAAACTATTTCTAGCAGTACCAACACCGGTAGTATCAGTTGATACAACACCAGTATTGGATACAAGGTTGGTCATGGAAAGACTGATTGATCCATTATCTCCATAACCAAATATTGCTTTATTACCACCATAACCTGCAGCCGCAAGATAGCCTCTAGCAGTACCAACACCAGTAACATCAGTACCAACAACACCAGTATTAGATACAAGGTTGGTCATGGATAAATTTGTTCCAGATCCAAAATATCCGTAACCAAATATTGCTTTATCACCACCATAACCTGCGGCCGCAAGATAACTTCTAGCAGTACCAACACCAGTAACATCAGTTGATACAACACCAGTATTAGATACAAGGTTGGTTATGGATAAATCTGAATTAATATCGCTGCCATATCCAAATATTGCTTTATCACCACCATAACCAGCTGCTGCTAAACCATACCTAGCAGTACCAACACCAGTTACATCAGCTGATACAACACCAGTATTAGATACAAGGTTGGTCATGGAACCTGAGCCATATCCAAATATTGCTCTATCACCACCATAACCAGCTGCAGCTAAACCATACCTAGCAGTACCAACACCAGTAACATCTGTACCAACCAGACCAATGTTATTTACTAAGTTGGTCATTGAAAAACTGATGGATGTTACACCATATCCAAATATAGCTCTTGTTGTACCAATATAAGCAGAATCTTCAACAAATCCATCATTATATTGTATACCTGAAGTGGTAAGTATTGCCATATTATTCCTTTAAGAACCGTAACCAGCAGCTGCTAGAGTATTTCTAGCAGTACCAACACCAGTAGTATCAGTAGCAACAACACCAGTATTAGATACAAGATTGGTTATGGAAACATTGGGCCCGGATGTTCCATATCCAAATATTGCTTTATCACCACCATAACCAGCGGCCGCAAGATAACTTCGAGCAGTACCAACACCAGTAACATCGGCGGCTTGCAGGCCTGCATTGGATATTAAATTAGTTG